GGATTTGATAGTGAAGCTATTTATAGATCCAACTTGTTAAAAGCTGAATTTTGTTCTAATCGTTTGTATCATGTTGATGAAGGTTGGATATTTGGTCCTAAACCTGGTAAGGTTTTAGCTAAATTCGGGTATATTATAAATCCTCCCTCCAATGTATCTCGCGAATCAATGATGCGTGGTGTTGCTTTAGGGTTACAAAGCATGTGTAATCATATACCACCAATTAAATTGGTCATTGACAGAACTTTACAATTAACTGAAGGTCATGCAGCATTTTATCAAAGGAATTTTTTAGAACATGTTCTTAAAAATGATAAAATGTATGATTCTAATAGTGCCATTGAATATGGCTTGTATGATCAATATTATTACCATCCAGGTATTCATAATTCTTTAGAGGATACCATAAAAAAAATAAATTTCGGTGAACCTTATAATAATCCGCATATCATGTTGTTGTTAGATCGTGATACTTCTGGTCCACAAATGATTTTTTCAGAGATGGCTGCTTAAATCGAAATTTATTGTGTTTAGCTAACACGGCCAAAGCATTTAGTGAGTTTCTCTAGCTTTAGCTAATAAAACAACCTGTAACTTTAATTCCCAATCGTAGTGATTTGCGTTGAATTAACAGACGGTCACAAGTCCGTGAAAATGTTGAGTGTTAGCTAATACTGCCTAACAACTTTTAGCGATAACCTCTATTGTTTGCATCATTCCTATATCATCAATAACCTTAAGTAAGTTATTGTTGTGCCCTGGAGATGCATTTAATATGTGCACCACTAGTTGTTGGAAGAGGAGGAAAACCTTTTTTATAAAACCGTTGTTGTAGGTCAATGTATTTCAAACCTTCAAATAGATGCTCCAAGAATTTCTTGGAGAGCTTAGTATGCCGTGAACGTATGCTACTCTTTAATCCCAGTCCCTTACCCTGCCCTGCAATTCCAGTTGCTATATCTAGTTTTGATTAGAAACACCATCGAAAAAAATGATTGTTATAGTAGTCTGGTGGAACGGTTGTGCAGTTTAAATGTTAATACTGATGACAATGTGTCGGCTCTTAAAGTTAGTAGTAAGTAACGGGCAACAAGCGATTTCGTCCAAAATGTCTACTTTAAATAAAAAAA